GCGCTCGAACGGGTGAATATTGTTCCACTGTACGGCAACTTCCTGTCGCACACTAGGATACCACGCCGCGCTGGGGCGGTCTGGGTAATCGACGTAATCGGTCGGGAGGACGTTACCCATAGGGTTGTTGAACGACGGCATGTACACAGCCTCGCGGAAGGGACCTGGAGCGCGGCCATCACCCTGAGCCGGACGAAGCTTGCCGTCCTTTATCAGGTTTGCGTTGTACAGGTAGTAGAGGATAGCAAGGACCAGCACGGCCAGGGCGAACACGCGCGAGTCGCGATTTATGATGTAAATGAGTACTGATGCGTAAATAACAAATCTGGACGTTGCCGCTACACGCTCGCGGGCCGACTGCTTGGCGGTCGGCCAGAACTCGAGGAGTTTGTCGTTGCGAAAAATCTCTCGCGGGTCCATTCTGTAATAGTCTGAGAAATTACTTCTTTCGGCCCTTGGACTTGGCCTTGGGCCGGGGTGCCTGCTGCTGCTGGAGACCGCCGCCGAGTAGGGCCGCGAGCCCACCACCGCCCGCACCGCCCATCATCTGAGAGAGCATGTTGTTCATACCGGCCATCATCGCCTTCTCGTCCATCTGACCGGAACCATTCGTCTTCATATTCTTGGCGCAGTTCTCAGCAGCCGCCTCGATCATGCTGAGGGTCTCCGGTGGGAACATACTGATGGTGTTGCCCAGAATGTACATGGTCTGAATGTACTGCCAGATGGCATCCTTGGTCGCGGAAGTCGCATCCGGACTACCCCATACCACATGTAGGTTCAGACCCTTGACGAACTCGTTTTGCTCGCTAAAAAAGTCAGGAGACTTGGCCATGAGATGGGATGCGTGAGGGCCAATTTTCTTCATGAAATCATCAAAGGTGGCGCGCGTGCGGGGGGCGGCCTGCGCCGTCTTGAATGCCTCTTCCTCGGGGAACGTTGATACGAGTTCGTCGAGGAACTGGCCCATCATCTCATTGAAGGCTTGAACGGTAGTCATGTAGTATTTTTAGGAATGATCTCCTTAACTAATATGGTTCCTTAGTCATGGTCTCGTGAGTCTCCGATCCACGTGAAACGATAAAGTAAACCAGGAGGGCCACGAGGAACGCCGGCTTCATCATCTCGGAGTTCTTGAGGGGGCCCTCGTTGTTCATTTTGGCCCGGCCATACACGTAGGCCATTGTGGCGGCGCCTGCGATTACAGCGGCACCTGCGGGTTCGCGGAGGTACTGATCCATTCTATTAGTTGCTGAGCAATTTTTTAGCCTAATTTCTCGATGCGCTGCGGACCGACAGGCACTCCCCTCGTCTCGGCCGCGTCATCAAACAGGTTCTGCTCCATGTTTGAGACCGCCGGCTCGCCCACCGGAGTGCCTCCTGGGACGTTCGGTGGCGTCCCGCTGTTATTCACCGTGACGGTGTTATCGACGCCCCCTGGCGTCTTGCCAAACTCCATGTTGGATCCATCAACGTTCATGGGGTCTGTAGGGTCCTCGTTCATGACGTCCGGCACCTCGTCCTCCTCCGCCTCGGGGTCCTCGTCTTCGTGGTCAAGGTTGAGGTCCTCACCCGCCGCCGGCAACGGCAGGTACGTCTGGAGGATCTCTGCCGTCGGAACGAGATCCTCAATAACCTCCGCAATTTTCTTTGAAAATCTAATCTTAAGGTCGTCGTTACGAACCTCCTCCGAGTTGTTCTCGGTAATTATGTGAGGCCGCTCATACAGGTCCTTGGCGCACGACTCGTAGCACCGTTGGACGAACACGTCATTCGCGGGCAGCTTGATGCAAATCTTCTTTGACTTTCTATCTGTCCGAATAGAACTCAGGATCTTGACGTGGATGACAAACACGGCCGCCATGAGGTTCGGGAAAAGAGGTTGGTTCTTGATGATGGCCTCTGTATTCTTGAGGGAAATTGAAGAGTTCCAAGTTTTGATGGCCCGAAGGAGCTCCTGGAAAACCAGGGTCGTGTTCTTCGACTTTTTATCCGTGACCTCCTTCTTGGCCTCGAGCCAAATCTCCCAGAAAGCTTCAATCATGACTGGGATCATCGCATCACAAAGCTTCTTGGTAAAGCGCCTCTCTGATTCGTTCAGAAGGTCCATTCTTAGTAAGACCATAGGACTTATTTATGTTGAACAATCGCGGCACTCAAGACACAACACAATTTGTCATCAGCTTGATCTCGCGGATTTCATTTTCAAATTCCTTTGACCTAACCTTGGCGTGTTTATGAACTTGATTGGCCTCCCATGTCTGATGAAGCTTTGTTTTTTTGTATGTAAATTCGGGGCGGCACGGGCACGTGTTCAGTTCCATTACTTGTACCATCCTAGAATCTCTTTAATGACCGGGTGGCGCTCGATCTCTGCGTCTGTGAAGATGATGTGCTGGATTTGGTCCGAAGGCTGGAGCCGATTCACAAAGTCGGTGAGTCCATTATCCTCGAACCCCCGGTCGTGCTGACGAGGGTCGCCCGTTATGACCATCTTGGATCCTTCGCCGATCCGAGTAAGGACCATCTGCATCTGGCTCGGCGTCGAGTTTTGCATCTCGTCTGCGATGATCCAAGATGCGTCGAACGTTCGGCCGCGCATGTAGGCCAGTGGGCACACCTCAATCTGGCGGTCCTCCATCATCGTCCGGATATGATTCGGGCGGAAATGGCGGCTTAGAGCGTCCGTCAACGGTCGTACCCACGGATCCATCTTGGCCTCGAGGGTTCCAGGCAGGAAACCGTGCTGCTCATCCACTGAGACGGCCGGGCGGGTCAGAATGATCCGGTTCACATGGCCCGCCTTGAGGGCCAGCGCCGCCGAGTTGCACGCCAGAAGGCTCTTACCGGTACCGGCCGGGCCAGTGCTGATCACGACTGGAATCAGGCGATTCTCGAGAAGGGACTTGTAGCGAGTCTGAATAAGGTTCCTCGGGCTGATCATTTGCCTTTGGTCACTCTTATTTTTTGGGCCATTTTCTGCATATTAACGAGTCCCGGAAGGAGATCAAATGGAGTGTCTTCCGCCTCGGGCTCGGCAACGGCTTGGGTCTTGTGTTTGTCCCAACGAACCTTGAAACTGACCGGGCCGATCATGGCCACAGAGTACCCGAGTTTCTGAAGCTGGCGACAGAGGTATTTGACCGCTTTGGGGAGGTCGTACCTTGGAAATCCCACGACGAACGGGGGGACGGTCAGGTGGGCTTCCTTGTGTCCTAGTTCGTGCGACGTGCGAATTTTGCGAGAAAATTGCTCAAGGATGGCTTTGTACGTCTCCTTCTTGACATTCTGGCGAGCCTTTTCCAAGGCGGCCATCTCTTTGGCGGTCAGGGGTGACGCCATCTCTAGTCTGTTTTGTTATTTTTCTAACGCTGATATGACTCGAGCGGCGGCACCATCACCGGCTTGCTCAGAGCATCCTTGAGCTGCGAGTCCAGAGCGTTTTGGACCGTCTCCCACGACTCGTACCGATCAGGCTTGTACGCCTTTGAGTAATCCACCTGGGCGGTTGGTGTCTGATTCAGGATATCAACCGAGCCGTTCTGGTTCACCCGGGCCTGTACGTCAATTTGTTCACCATAGTAATTCTTGGTGTTCAGGAACATGAAGCGCGAATTATACACACCATCCCCCTGATGGTTGATGAACAAAGTCTCGAGAGGGCGATAGTCGTCTTTGGTCGCTATGATCGCATCGATGATGACCTGGGTCACGTCAGGAGACACGCGATCGCCCGTCTGAGCTGCAGGTTCCTGTGCGTAGGCCGCCGTCTGACGGCCGTTCCAGACGAGGAATGCAATCACGAGCAGAAGGACTACTGTAATCAGGTCCTTCATATTACTTTAGCGGATGAAAAAAGTTGGTCGGCGCGCTTCGGGACGGACGAAAAAAACTGCCTCAAAATTAATGGCCCTACTGGTCTACTCCGACAAGTGCAAATGGTCGCTCGAGATTATGACTTTCATCAAGAGCCAACCGGCTCTCATCGAGATTGTCCGATTCCATAACGTCAATACGAACGGCGTCCCTTCAAAGAAGATCACCCGGGTCCCTACCCTCGTCACGAACGAAGGTCAGATGCTCGTCGGTCAGGAGGTCAAGAACTGGCTGGTGTCCATGATTCCGAACGACTTTGATTCTTGGGATGGTACGGGCAATTTGTGTTCCAACTTGGACGGTACAGAGAACGCCTGCCTATTCGATCTCGAAAAGTATGGCGAGTCCCTCCAGCCGGTGATGACCCCTGAACTTGAGGAGAAAATTGCGATGAACGTGACCGAGGCGATGCAAAAATCCAGAACTTAGAGATTCAGAACGTCTTAAGATTAATGTACCTAAAAACCATCCAGGCTTCGGCCATAAAGGCGGTCTTCGAGGTTCTCAAGGACATAATCAATGATGTAAATGTGTACTTCACGGCCGCTGGGGTCCACATCCTGACCCTGGACACTGCACGCGTCACCTTGGTGCACATGACTCTCGGGTCCGAGAACTTTGAGGAGTACCAGTGTCCCGTGGACATGGCCGCAGGACTCAATATGGGAAACATGTACAAGTTGCTCAAGTCCATCTCGGGGTCCGACACCCTCGTAATGCGCATGGAGAATCGGGACTATATCGATTTGCTGATTGAGAACCCTATCAAAAAGTCGGCGACGAGCTTCAAGCTCAAACTCCTCGACATCAACGAGGACATCCTTGGGTTGCCCGATATCAACATGAATGTCGTGACCACCTTGCCCTCGGTCGACTTTCAGAGAATCGCACGCGACATGGGTAACCTGGCTCAGGAGATGCAGATCATCCGTGATGGCACTTCACTGACCTTGAGTTGCCAGGGTGACTTTGCGGATCAGATGACCACCATCGAACTTCCAGAGTCGGTCAACCGGACTGGAGCTAATTTCAGCCTGAAATACATCAACCTTTTCACAAAGGCGACGAATATGTGTGCTTCGGTCCAGCTCATGCAGGATTCTACTAATGAAAATATGCCTATAGTTTTTCGATACACTATCGCTAACCTTGGGGACCTCCGTTTCTATTTAGCACCTAAGATGGATAGTTAAACATTTAATTGCGTAACACCAATAGGATGGAGAGTAGGTACAAAGAAAGGGTCCAAGGGTGCAAGACGGAAGAAGAGCTCATCGAGTATCTACTCTCGGCCATGCCTGTGATAAAGGAGTACACGGCGAGTGAAGAGGCGCCTGCGGCCGAGAAGGTGACGCGGGCCTTGGGGTTCGAGCTCAAGACCCGAAGGGGTGTCCAGCGCCAGGATATATTCAAAAAGTACTTGGCCGAGGTTGAGAACGAGTTTGATCACGGCGCCGCCGCGCCACCACCGGTTCACACTTGGCCTTGTCGGGGGTGTGGTCAATTTTATACCAAAATATTCGACGAGGCAATTAGTGAAGAAATCTGTGGGGCCTGTGGACGAATGGACTATGTGCAAGGGGAGGAGGTGGGATTCAAAGAGGAACAAGAGATGGAGAAACACGTCATCTATTCTTACAAGCGCGAGAATCACTTCAACGAATGGATCAGTCAGTTCCAAGCCAAGGAGTCGACGAGCGTGCCCGATGAGGTCCTTAATCAGCTCAGGTCTGAATTTAAGAAGCAAAAGATCAAGGACCTGAATGAAATCACACACGAAAAAGTCAAGGCCTTGCTAAAGAAGCTAGACAAATCAAAGTACTACGAACACGTACCTTATATTGCAACTATACTCAGCGGTATCACCCCTCCAACGATGCCTCAAGCCCTTGAAGACAAGCTCCGTCTCATGTTTCATAAGATTCAAGCACCGTTCGAGAAGGTCAAACCTGCAAATCGCAAGAACTTTTTGAGCTACTCATTTACCCTTTACAAATTCTGCGAACTCCTCGGGGAGGACGAGTACCTGCCGTGCTTCCCCCTCCTCAAATCTAAAGAGAAATTGTACATACAGGACCGAATATGGGAGGCTATATGTCAAGAGCTCTCGTGGCAATTTATCCGTTCAGTATAGTCTAGTCACGCATCGCCAACCACGGAAAGACCATCAGTTCCGCCTCTGTGTAAGGGGCTGGTTCAAACTTCTCAAACTCGAGAGGTCCCGATTTGTCTGGGAAATTGATGAGCATACCAGAATTGAGACCGGTCAGTTTCATATAGTTGCGAATTTGATTCCGAAATTCATCCTTGAGCCTCGAAGTGGACTTGAGCTCCAAGATGAACTGGCCAGCCACTATGAGGTCGGCGCGTAGGTTACCTACGTTGTGACCCCTGAATGACACGGGCAAGATCCGCTCAGACTCGTACGAAAACCCGTCTTCGCGTAGGGCGATTTCAAACGCGTTGTGGTAGACGCGCTCGGAATAACCGGGACCAAGGGTCGTCCAGATGTCTTGGGCAAGCTCAATGCAGCGATCCATGAGTAGCTAAGATGTATGCAAATATACAAACCTGCCCGAGGACAGTCATCTTGGCGAGCACAGGACCTGTTTTCCACTCGGCACCGTGCCACGTGGGATTGAAGGTAAATAGGGTATCGACCGCGACCCCTAGTCCGAGACCCTTGAGAACAAGTTCCCGAGGGACCGGCCCTGACCATACGACGACCATCGCGGCCGCAAACATGGCGGCCGCAGTCGCGTCTTTGATTTGACTAATTTTCATACTAAATTAGACGTGGAATTTTTTAACGCATACGGGCCAGAAGCTGGGTATTGGTGGGCATGCCAGCCCCGATGCGCAGGGTCCGTGCGCGCTCACGGGAACGGCTGCGCGTCCGGGAACGGCTGCGAGACCCAGACCCACCTGCAATGGCTTTGGTGCCCACGCGTCCGGCGAGCGTGGCCGCCTGGTGAGCGTTGCCCGAGGTCAGAACGTGCACGGTCGCACGGACGTTGTGCGCAATTCTCGGAATAAAATGGGAGATCACGGCCAAGAACGCAATGAACATGGTCCAGGATAGGTAAAACTCGAGGTTCTGACGGGCGCGATTAGCCGCCTGTTCATACTGACCAATCTGGCCGTCCATGGCGGTGACGACTCGGCTCGTCACCGATCCGACGATCCACTTTACGGCGAACATGGGATTGACCGCGGTGGCAACCGCCCCACCCACGTTGATGACGGTCTGACGGCCCGGGGCGTAGTTCATTGCGCGCGCGCCCCATGTCCGGGCGGCCAGCGGCGCGTTTCCGGTGGGCGTGGGGGCCATTGCAGGCAGGCCGCCCGCTGGCAGCTTCGGGAAGTGCATGACGGCGACGACCGCTGCAAGGCTGAATCCAAGGGTCAAAAGAACGCGCTTGAGAGTCGGCCGCGACAAGACCGAGAGGGCCACGGCCGGATGTTTGCGGAGCTCCCGACTGAGCGCCTGTTTGCGCTGCGGCGCCGGGGCCGTCAGTGCCATCTGAATTCCCGTATTCAGAGCCAAACGACGATTGTGACGGACTGAGGCGGCTCTCGGTGTCCACTGTTGGATTTCACGCAGGGTAGGCATGTATTAATTTAGGTTAAGAATTTATTTAACCTTTAGGTACTTGCGGCTAATCCACTTGGCGTCCTGGCGGTAAATGCGAGACGCACGGGGCAGAGTACGCTTGGTCAGGGTCCCGATGGCGACCAGACGGCGCATCACGGACAGGGGTTTCTCACCCTTGCTGATACCCTTGGTCAGCGCCTTGTGTCGGTTGGTCATGGCCTCGACCGGGTGGTAACCGTACCGGGTGAGCATACCACCCTTGAGCGGGCCGATCACCTTCGTGGAGCGGCCGATCGCACCCACGTCGTAGGCGGGAACTGACGCGACGCGACGGGTCGTCGCCTTGCGCACGTAGGAAAAGGCGGGACGGCCTTTGGTCTTCCGGACGGTGATCTTCTTGTGAGAAATCTTCACGACGTGACTGGAGCGGATATGATGTTTCATTTTGAAATGTACAGAGAAATTTACTGAGACATGCCCTTCATGAATAACTTGAGCTTTTGCTCTTGACCCGCTGAAAAATCAAAAATGTCCAGGTCGCCTGAATTTAAATTCAAAATAGGAAAGTCGTAGGTGGCTCGAGAGCGCATCTGAGTCGCGATTATGACCATGGCGTAACTTTTCATATCCTTTATTTCCGGAATTTTGTTCCATTCAAACGCGAGAACTAGGACCTCATCCCGAGGGCGGCTCAGAAATGGCGCGCACGGGATGGCCTCGGCTGTGGCGCCATCT